ATGCGCCTGTAATGTCGTCGTTCACAACATCTTCTTTTATGCGGTTGTAAAGGTCAGTACCTAAATACAGTTGCGCGTACTTGTCTTGCGATAAATAGATAGCAGGATAAAGAAGCAACGGATCAACCGAGCCGTTTATCCATGTATATTTCTTTATGTAGTTTTCGTCAATGAGTAGAACTTCGGGTTGTAGTGCCATTGTAGTTTTTATTTATATTTTAATGATGCTCTATTCGGCATATCGTTAGGACGAACCGCTTCTTCGCCTTTTGGAAATAGTTCGTTTGCAATTGCTCCCGTTACTACCTTATCGTTGTTCAATCCGTCGTTAGGAAGGAAGCGTCCACCCTCTCTTTTACGCATAAATACTTTTCTGAACCATGCGTGGCGGCAGTAGACTCCGCCTTTGTAAATCCAAATATTTAGAGTGCTTGAACCACTGGCTGCGAACTCACTATTCACTCCGTCGTCACCCATTTTGATAATATCTTCGTAACGGAATAGCGCACCCATTTTAGAAAGTGCAACCATTTCTTGACAGAAATCGCGCGTAACTATTTCTCCGTCTTTGTAAGTAAAGTTTTTTGAATAGTAGTAACGAACTTTATAAAGTCCTGTATCTAAAGCGTCGCTTCTTTTATCGGGGTTGTCGTAACCGCGAACGCTCATAAACTCTGTGCGGTAACTTTCTTCGCCTTCTGGATTAGTTACTTCTTCATCAGAAATTAACTGCCATTCTTCTTCGTCAATGTATTCCGCCTTTTCGCGTAAATGTGCAAGCCACAACGCGCTATCTTCTGCGCTTATCTTATTCTCCGCAGCAACTACTTTTTTTTTTAATTCAGCAGTTTGAACCGTTGGTTGAACAACGACTACTTCGTTGAATGGTGAGTTCATTTCGATGTTTATCTCTCCTAAAATTGGAGTGAAAACACGCTCGATGATTCTTTGGTATGGCTTGATAACTTGGTTGTTGAATATCTCCAAACCAACCAACATTTCATCTTTGTTACTTCCAAAGCCGTTTGCTTCTCTGATTCCGTGAATCAATGGCGACACAACGCGGTGTCCTACCATGATTTGCTTCGCGGTTTCTTCACTTAAGAATTGATATTGTTTGTCTGCGTCACTAAGTGGAAATGATTCGATTTGTGGAGCGCGTGTAGGATCTTCGTTGAAGGTCATTAAGAACTTACCCGCGTTACTTGCTCCACTCAATCTTGTTTCCCACTCACGACGAATGCTTTCTCTTTCTTCTTTCTGCGGTATGCCGTTTAAGAAGTTTATAATGAATGAAGGAAATAATCCGTTCAAGATATTGTTAACGTGGTATAAGCCCATTTGATAAGACAACTCAACATAATTCAATGCACCGAAGTAGTCAGGCTTTGCGTAGTAAGAACTTCCAGCCATCATGCCGTGTGCGTAAATCACTTGTCTTGGCTGCTCTTGTGCAATGGACGGATTGAACGCAGGAATAAATTCGGGCTTTCCTTTCTTGCTGCGTGAGTTAGCCCAATCTTTAGAATACCAAATTCCTGTGATGTCGTCTTCGTCTTTGTCGTATGCAAGGCGACAGTTCTCAAAAGGCAAGTGGTTGATTTGTACAACGCGTGTGAAGTCTAACGACCAAATAACTTCAGCACAAAATGAACCTTGAAGTTTTAAGTCGAATGCGATGCCTTGCAAAGCGTTGTCGAGAATCGTTCCCGTTCCTTGCCCTTCAATCATGTAAGCAATTGAGTTCGTCAATGCGTTATGAATAGGGCTATTGTAGTAAAGCGTTATGAGGTGCTGTGGAAATAAGTTGTTAAACCCGTAATCAATCCAACCTGCGCGGTTTTCTTTTTCAACAGCTTCAATTGGTTGGTATGCCGAAAGGTTAATCGCTTGTATATTGTTTTCCATAATTAAGCACCGGTATATATTACATCGACAGGGATTGTCGGTGTTGAAACATCAAAGTAAATTGTTCCGTCTTGAAGAATCATTGAACCGCGTTCAACCAAACCTACAACGGAAGCGTCTGTTGGATCTAAATTGTCGTCGCTGTTTTGTCCGTACACATCGTACTTGTATTTGCCTGCGTCAACAAGACCAACTGTTGTCAAACGTATTTTAGTAACACGTTCGTTTTCGTTTATGACTTCTACGACTTGTGCGAGTTGTTCGCCTGTCATTTCGTAGGTCAAAACAAGAAGGTAGTAAGTGAATGCAACGTTGAAATATTGGCGACCTTCATCGAGTGAAAGCCACGCATCTTGATTCGCAGTATTTGTATTCAGATAAACCATTCTATCCTTTTATTTATTCGTTGAAATTACAACACGTAGGGACGCTTTGTCCCTATGTGTGTAAAAGTTTTTCTTAGTCTGTAATGATTGCAGAAGGTGAGTTAACTAATTTGTACGCTCTTTTTGCTGCTTCATGAGTGAAGGCAAGTGTAAAGCCGTTCATGTCACCCAAAGCTGTTCCTGTTCCAGCAGTTGCTGTTGAAAGGTCTGCTCCGTATTCGTAACCAACAGCCCACCAATTGTCATTTGAATCGTTAACAAATACAATAACACGAGCAGTAGCAACATTTTGCAATTCAAGACGCTTTGCTGCGCTTAATTTGTTTAACATTACATTAACTGTTTGCGTGTAAAAAATTGTACCTGCGTCGCGGTTAAAATTAATTGTTTCTTCGAAAGAACCTGTTTGCGTAGGTAATTCGTAGGTATAAATTTCCTGAGCGTCATTTGCAATAATTGCCGTAACAACTTCGTCTGCATCTAAAGTAAACGCGTCAACATTTGTAAAATCTGTCAAAACAATTTTTTTGATACCACCAATGCCGTCTTTACAGTCCAGACCAAATCCGATGTTTAATTCACAAGCCATATTTGTATGTTTTTTATTAGCACAAAAGAGGAGCGGTGTTTATGCCGCTACCTCTGTTTATGCAAGGGTTAGAATGGTTGAGATTAGGCAGTATATTGGTAGAATGCGATTTCAGCACCGAAACCGTATTGTACACCTGCGAAGAATGAACAAGCGAAACGAACGTTATCAGACAAATCTTTGTCGTACATATCCAATACCGCTACTGTGTTCCATTGGTCAAGAAGGTTTGTTCCGAACCAAAGGTTGCTCTTTTGGAACATAGCCATTGTGTCGTCAGACATACCAGGACACTCGATAATGTCGTATTGTCCCTGCCAAGTCATCTTCACTGTTTCACCTTGGTACAAGTAGCTTCCACCGCCAAGACCTAAGATAGCAGTTCTGAACGCTTCAGCAACGTTAGAAGAAACTGCGATAACAGGCTTCTCAGTTGCACGACGAACGCGTACAGGAAGTGTTAATACAAGACGAGCCATTTCTTCGATTACGTTTGCAGAAGTGATTGCTTCAGGTGAAGCAACGTCAAGAACAGTACCGTCAGCCAAGAACAAAGTTTCGAAACCTGCGTACTCACCTGCTGTTGCGTTGACACCTTGCCACATAACAATTTCGTTACGAGCAGCGATACCCGCCATAATGTTAGCTATAATTGCGTCAGCAAGAGAAGCGTGAAGTTGGTTGTTTTGCTCTGAGGAAGCATTCCAGTCGATTAAGTAGTCATTTTTACAAACGACACGCTGAACTTGGAATTTTTCCAAAGTCAAAATACGCTCTGTTAAAGCAATTGTTCCTGTTGGTGTGAAGTCACAAGTCGCGTTTGCGAAAGTGATGTCGTCAACTAATTTACGAACAACTTGTTTGTACTCGATGTTCTCTTTGAAAGTAACCGCAGCCAAAGACTCGTTACTTAAGAACGCAGCGCGGATATATCCTGCCGCTTCACGACCTGCAAAGGTAGTAGATAATGTGTTAGCCATTTTTTATTGTTTTTTTTTATTTGTTTAAATGAAATACGAAGCGTTCCTCAGCTGACATTTTATTGTATGGCTTTGAAGGTGCGCTTACTTTTGATTGTTTAACTTCTTTGATTGATGTTGCCGCAGGTTGTGCGCTCAACTTCTCTACGTTTGCAGAAAGTTCGGTGTTTGCTTTTTTGATGTCAGCAAGTTCACTTTCCAATTTAGCAACTAAAGACAAAAGACCTTCAACCTCAGCGTTGAATGTTTCTTCTTTAGCTTGTTCTGTTTCTTCTACTTCAACCTCAACTTCTGGTTCTTCAACCATTGGTTTCAATTCAACTAAAAGACCGTCAGCAACAACTACAATAACTCCTTCTGCTGTTGTGTACTCTCCGTCCGCAACAACAACCTCGTTGCCTTCTGCGTCTTTAGCGAATACACGAACACCAGCAGCCCATGTGTCGCTGTCAGAGTAGATGCTTGTTCCGTCCGCAAGAATCGCTTCAACCATTTGCTTCACCTCAACTACTTCTTCAGCAGATAGGCTTACATTGTGTTTCGCGAAAAGTGCGTTTACTTTTTCTCGTAAGTTCATATAAGTGTTTATTAAATGTTTAGTTCCTAAATAGAAAAACGCGTAAATTTGTTTCGTAATTCGATTTTTCATTGATTACTTTTTGATTTTTAGGTTTGAACGGGGGAGTAGTTACCCCCGTTTTTTTTATCCTAAATTGTCAAGAATAGTATTTAACGTCTTCATTTCATCTTCGCTCAACCCATAAGACTTGAAACCCATTTTACCACCGTCATTGGTAATCTTGGTCAGAGCATTGAGAAACAGAGTAGCGTCGTCGTTGAATAGTTCGACCTTGAGAAACCCCCCTGCTTCGATGTTCATTTATTCTTCTTTCAAAAGTTCGTTTAATTCTTCAAGAATGGCTGCGAATTGTTCGTGAGAGTGCATGTACATTTCTTTTTCGGCAAGAAAGTTTCCTTCAATGGAGAAACCTAACACCTCTTTGTTTTGTATCTGTTGCTTCACTTCTTCATTGTCAACCTTCATGCAACCGAACCAAGTTCCTTCTGGAAGGTCAAACCCGAAGTTCTTTGACTTGTCGTTCTCTCCTTCAATGATCCATGTTTCAACCAACGAAACACCTTCAACCACTTTCGCGTGTTCAACCGTTGCGTTGTTGGTCATGTTTTGCTTTAAGTAGTTGTAAGCAATAGCGCGAATCGTGTCTTTCGAATACTTAACGTAGTATTCCTCGTCCGTCTTGTCGTCGCGTCGGTAAATGAGTTGGTCAGGAATCAATAGAGCACCGTATAAAAGACCTCTGAAATCTTCTTTGAACTTAACGGTGTGTTGTTCTGATAATGCAACGAAGTCAACTCCGATTGCAGGTTGTTCAACAACGCTAATTGCAAACACTCCAAGTAGTCCTGCGTCGTCAATTCCGTATTCAATAACTTTAATTTTTTTCATATTGTTTTTTTTAACCGCCTAAGCGAGATTGGTTTTGAATTAGTTGTTGTGCTTCTAAGTTGCTGCTCACTTGACTACCTACGATATATGCCTGAAGCGGTGGTTGTTGGTTGGGTTGCTGACTGATAAAGTCGTAGTTAGCCGGTGAAGGAGCCATTGTTCCACCACCACCACCATTGCTACTTGGAATGTTTGAAGAACCTGAACCACCTGCACCGCCAAATTTTGTTTGTTGAATTTTAACAACACTTGCAAGACCTGCCGTTAATGCAATTCCTGCTTCAACAAATTGCGCTCCCGTTGCAAGTTTTGCAGCATTACCACCTGCGGTTAAAGCTGCGTTGACTGCTTGATATGTGTTTATAATTGCTTGTGATAATGAGAACGCTTTATTTATTCTAAATTGATTCTTTGCGGCTGTTTCACTCTTTGCATCAAAAGCCATTGTTAATGCTCCCAACGCTCCAAAGGCATCGGAAGCCATTTTAAGACGCTTTGCTGATAATTCACGCTGATGTTTATCAACTTTATTTTGCGAGTCAATTATTGCCTTTGAAAGTTTTTCTTCTTGTGAAATTATTCTATTCACTACAACTTCATTAGCTGCAATTTTTTTAAGACCTAAAGACTCTATTTTGTCAAATGTTGTTTGTGCTCTTACTGCATTGTCTTCTTCTATTTTTTTAACATCTAAACCTGTTTGAGCTATTGTGTTGGCTAATTGTGTTTGACTCAACAACGCTTGGTTTTCCATTTCTGTAATAGCCATTAATTGTTCTTGCGTGTTTCCGAAGATTGCATCAAGAACCACCATTTGCGCTCCTGCAATTGTGTCGTAAGCACTAAAAGAAGTGTCTATTGTAATACCAACATAACTCAATAAATCTTTTGCCTTAGCAAATACAGCATCGAA